TAGCGATAGGTACATTTGTTGCACTGGTTAATCTACCATAAGCGTCAACTGTAAATTTCGTAGCGTTTACAGTCTGAGTGCCATAGGGTTCACTGTTAGATCCAGCAGCAGATACTGATATGAGTGATTCAGTATTATAATTACCTGCTTGAACAGCAGTTGTAATCAGGTCAATAATGGGATTACCATTAATACCACCACCATCAGTAATTGCAATTCTAGTTGCTGTACCCGTAATTGTACGGGTTACCATAGTATTTGTAGCACTTCTACTAATCAAACCAGTGGTAGTAAGATTAGCAACTGCTTGAAGATCTAAATCATATGGTTGAGCACCAGTTCCTTCAATGTTTGTGTCCAGTCCATATCCAGCAAGAGTTGTTGGACTAGAAGCATTTTTGACTCTACCTTTAGCGTCTACAACAACTTTTGTATAAGTTCCTTCTGATGTATCAGTGTTGTCGTGGTGAGGTAGTGATGACAGTAAGTCAAGAGTTGCAGTAATTGTAATATTCTGAGATCCGTCAAAAATTTCAGAACCTTCAACGTCACCAGATAATTGAATTTGTCGGGAAGAAGCAAGTCTAGAAGCAGTTGCGGAGTTACCAATCAGAGTTGCGGTAACGGTGCCTGCCGAAAAATTACCATCGGCATCTCTTTGCACCAAAGTATTTGCTGTATTAGATACAGACTCGATGGGACGCTCATATCTCAGAGTGTTCCATGATGTGACACCATCGCCAATCTTAATACGACCAGTGTCAAGTTCAATTCCTAACTCACCTTGAGCGAGGATTGGGTTCGCGTTTTGCCATTCCTGAGCGCCACCACGTCTTAACTGAATTCTATTTGCCATTGTTTACGACAACTCTATGAGAACATGCTTCTCAGTTATTTATGCCATTAAAAAAGGGGCATTACTGCCCCTGTGTTCATTCTGCGGATTCTTCCTCTTCTGCATCCTCTTCTTCAGGGGGTGCGGACATAGTTTCGGGATTATAATATTCAAGTGCTTCAATAGCACCCTGCAGTTTCAATGCAGTAACTTCATTCTCTTTCATTTTCTCCGCCAACTGCTTATTTTCTTCAAGCAATGCAGTGAATCGCTCCTTGAATTGACGGAGCATCTCAGGTTGAGCAACTTGTTCAATCGTCATAATGTTTACTTTGATTTTGGACTAACGTTAGTAGGAGCGACTTGATATCACCCATTTCAGATTTTAGATCAGAAACGTCTTTTTGTAAAGCCTTCTTCTCTGCCTCTTCTTTTTGCCTCTTATTGTAAGATGCCATATATTTATCATATTCGTCAACGTTGCCCCTGACGATAGCATTGGAAGAAGGATCTCTATAAAGACCCTCCTTACCTTCAACTGGAATCAATCCTTCTAGTTCATTCATTAGGTTGCAAGTGCGATAGCGCGTAAATCAGCAATTAGTGGTACTCTTGCCTGACTGGAAGATCTCAATACAAACTTAAGTTGGAATGCATTGAAGTTTAAACCACTTACTTCATAATAATAATCCTTCCAAAGAATTTCTTCACTAGGTGAATCATCATACTGAAGAGGTTTGTCCATTTGAACCCAACCGATAGAATCGAGATCTTCGTTAGTGCCAGTGCTAAATGCTCTATAGTAAATTCTAACATCTGCTTCGGGTGGGCGAGACATTTGGAAATCAACTCTCAGAGATCTAGACTCTCTAATCAGACGAGCAAGTCTTGTAATATATACACAATCATTCTGATCGCCCAGTGGGAGAAGAGAAACATCTTGTGTACGATCAATTAGACCTTGCTGACCATAAGGAGAAGAACCACCTGGCCATTCATTAATTCTATTGGATGTTGTAATCAGAGAACATCTATCAAGGTCAACAACAGGAGAAAGTGTAGACTTAGTTGTAGACAGATCAATGAGCATAGTCAGTGATTTCTGACCATCCAATTTAGAATTCTCATTAACTTCGGAAGCAACCATCTTAGGATTGGGGAAGAAGTTAAGATCATTCAGTGTGATGGGAATATAAGAACCATCGTTAACGAATGATGCTTGATCTCTAGGAGAAGAACCGCCTTCACCACCACCATCTCCAACAGATGTTGCGGTAGTTGTATTAATTCTAGCAGTGATATCTGTTTCAGGCATATTCATGACAGAAACAGTTGGTGTAAGAGTTTCAAATTGAACATTCTGAGAAGCAAAGACTTGATTGCCACCTGCACGAATGCCGTTATTTGCAACACCTGCCATTTGAAGCATATAAGTATCCATCCAAGGACATTCAAGACTTGTATGAATCTTATTGATGTCGATAAGAGGAATACCATCAAGATTATAACACTGAACAATCGCGCCAGACGCATGAGTTACGTCAGTAGTGCCGTTTGATCCTCTACCAGAAGTAGCAACAGTAATTGTCTTACCGTCACTAGAAACAGCATTATATTTGATAATCTCATCACCAATCTTGATATATCCTGGATTAGCATCACTAATTGCAGCACCATTTACAACTGTATGGAATGCAGTTGCATTATCTACAGAGATTGATGTTGCAGCTGCTGCTAATGCACTGGTTAAAGATGTGTCAGAAATTTCTGAAATAACACCTTCAATCTTAACATTATTCTGTCTGCTATGCATACCATTGTTTCTATGATAAACAAGAATTTCTTTCTCGTCATTTGCATAGGTAGGTGCAGCAGATAGATAAGCGCCGAAAGAATCACCACTTTCAGTAGATGATGTTACGGTTGCAGTCCAACCTCCTGCTTCGTTTAGAGTTTCGGTGTCAGTAAATGCACCAGTAATATAATGAAGTACCAATGCATTAGATCCATTCCAAGTCTTAACAATACCAACAGAATTAGAAGTTGCACCAGTAACAACATCACCAACTTGAAGACTTCCAGATACGTTACCAACAACCATAGTTGCTAGTGCTTCAGATGATCTAACTAAGAAGGTAGACGATGATCCCGCTAACCAGTTACCATCAACATCATTGACTGTAATGGTATCTGCAACACTATTAGATGTTGTGGAAGAAACTACAGTTGCCTCAGCATTAGAGGTAAGTTGCAGTAAACGAGCACCAATACTAAATGTATATTGTGTGCCAGCTGGACCAGCAGTGAGAGTTAGTTTTGGTTTGATAGTCTGAATAGGATTATCAATCAGTCTGTGAACACCACCATTACCTTTGCCCTGAGCACTATTATTCAATGCAACTGTTCCTTGAGTTTCGGTAAAGTTTGCACGATAAATTGTAAACTTCAGATCTTCGTACTGGTCGGCAGTCCAGGTAGATGCGTTCTGTGATTTAAACAGAACACCAGCATAAGGTTGTTCGGAGATAGTTCTATCTCCGCTAACTTCAACATCACCCATCCTAGAAATCCAAACCTGATACTCATTCGAGTCAGACAGAAGAACAAAGCAATATTCAACAGATGCCTTGAGATAAACAGGTGCTTTGAAAGTGAACTTAGTAGGAACTGCAGCAGTTTCGGAAAGTTCTACCTGATCAGGTGTGATGGTAACGTCAGAGAAGGGAAGAATGGTTTTTGTGGGATAACCATTTTCCATAGTTCTGATCTGCATGGAGATAGGAATATTATCATCCTTCGTATTGAAGAAGATTTCAACAGCAGAGACGAATACACCACCTTCTTCCTCATGGATAAAGGATTGTGCAAGAGGGTCATACCAACCGATCTGACGTGTCTCAGTTCTGGTTGTTTGAACAACTCTATCTTCAGAAACAGTATCTCTAACGATTTCTGCATTACGAACAGCAAGAATATTTTCTTGAACTGTTTGTAAAGTACCTGTTGCCGAGTAAGTTGCATCCGCAGAAGAATCTACTGCACCAGGCGATTTGCTATTCGTTGAAGAAGTTGTGAATCTAAATGCACGAGTTCCTGTCGCCCAACGTGGATTTGCATCATTCTTAGGAGAAGGAACAAAGAATGTACCCTGCATGTTGCCAACATTATCAGTTAGCAAACGACGATCTTGAACAACTGCTCTAGCACCAGATGTTTGACCAACTAAAACTTCACCAACTTGCATATTACCAAAGAAGTCTGGAGAAACAGTTTCCGAAATTGCAGTGATGTCATGATTAATAAGTGCTGTCTGAGAAGCATATGATGTGGGAAGAACTTCTGTGCCTCTGCCATAAGGATTAGTCTTATAACCATCATCGGGTGCAGCAACCTTTAATTGACAACCAGAGGTTTCACCAATTACAGTTTCACCAACAACGAAAGGAGTTTCATTTGTTCTTGCATCCGTAGAGGAGTTCTTAATCAATTCAATCACCTTAGGAGTGATGTAATTGGTTACATCAACACCATCGAAGAATCCATACATTCTTGTACGAGGTTTCAAACGATCAACATTGAATCCAATATTACGAGAACGAATCCAAGGAATATTACTCCTAGAAAGAACTGAATCACCTAAAGATCTACGCTCAATCTTAGGAACAACTCTGGTACGAATACCCTGACGTGCTTGGTTATTAACAACACGGAAGGTACGACGTTCGTGGAGATAGAACAGACCTTGACGACGTTGACCGTGACCAGCACGACCCAACTGACGACCAATACCATAAGTACCAGATCTAGATTGTTGCTGAGAAGTAGATGTTAGTGTTTCACCAGTCCAGTTGGTTTGCCAAGAACCCCATTGGATAGGAGCAAAACCATTCTGGTCAACCTGAAGGTCTCTAGAAACGGCAGAGAAGTCACCTTCAACGTTCTCAACACGAGCAGGAAGACGAACAGTATCAATCCAGTCATCAGATGCAGGTGTAAGGTCAATACGACCGATAAAGGTAAAGACGTTGAATGGGTTAACGTTTTCAGTTCTAGATGCATAAGGTTGTGTGATGAGTGCCAAATCTTCATAAGGCAGCATCAAAACATTACCATCAGTTCTTACAATATTTGTAGAATCATCTGCATTATACTGAAGTGCTACGTTTGTAGTATAGTGTTGTGGACGTAGTTGACCCTCTCTGAAATCAAGAGAACACTTATAATCAGGATGAAGAACATCTCCAGTTGTATGATCGGTAAAATCATCAACAACATAACCATTCTTCAGACGATCAAATCCATTTTCATCATAAGTCTTAGTGTTTTCTGCTTGTGATTCAAGCATCGAGAGAGAAGTATAATACTCAACATGAGTAAGTCTTTGCTCAAGATCACCAATATCTTTCATCGTATACCGACGAATAACCTCAGTGCTGATCAGAACATCTCTTTCTGGATCAAATACATATGGTTTGTATTCAAGAGTCGCTAAGAGCATAGCATTCTCAATCTTTGGAGGTGGAATGAGATAATATCCAGACACACCTTTACTAACAATCAGTTGACCATCATGAGAGAGATACAGTTTGTCAAGTCTTGGGAGATACCATGCATAGTCCGCTCTAAACGAAGAATTAACTTGCATAATATCAAAGATGGTAGCACCACCAGCGCCACCAGTTGTATCAAAAACTCTAGAAACAAAGTCAAAAGTTGTACAGTTTACATAGTAGGGAGCACTAACAGTTCCTGAACCATTTCTCAGTTCTTTAACAGCAGGACGGAAGTCAATCTGATCTCTAATATACTTAATAGATCCATCTAACTTATAGTTGGGAATATCCTTGTAACTGATTCCACTATAAGACTCTGCTGAGAAGTAATCGCCAGATGCTTCATGAGAGAAGAAGTCAAAGATTACCAACAATCTTCTTGTGGGTGCTACCGTAGAGGGAAGACGAACAAGTTTCGAAACATCATAGAAGTTAGTTCTTTGTCCTGGTTCAAATTCAAATTGATCGGTAATAACCTTACTTCCAGCAAAAATTGAATCCTCACCATCATCAATAATACCAGTAATTTCGTCTCCCGCAGAGTTTTCACCCGTGATAGTTTCGCCTGTAATAAAGGGAATCTCGTTCAGAGCAACATAATAAAGTTTTAAATCTGAGTTAGAGAAAGTGATGACTCTACCTCTAGCACCTGAAGTTTTACCAATAATCAGTGTACTTGCAGCAAAGAAGACGGATTCGGTGAGAACAACATATGGAGAAGATGCGTCATTATCATCAAATGATTCATAGATTGCATGAACATTATAAACGTCATTAACACCAAAAGAAATATCTAAATCTTCAACTCTAGTTCCATAAAGAGCACTATAAACAAGACCTGTTGGTTGCTCCTCTACATCTCTATCTGTTTTAAAGACTTTTAACGTCTTCATCTTAGAAGCAGTTTTAATCTTTCTAGCAACAGTATTTTTAGAAACTAATGCTGTGAGCGTAACTGTAGCAACACCAGTAAGACCACTGATCGAGAAAGACTGATTATCAGAACCAAAAGATGTTGTCAATACACCAGCATCTACCTCGGCATCAATGTCTACGTTTTCACCATCAGCAAATACTACAGAGCTTCCATTGTCAATAATCGTGAGAACATAGTTATCACCAGACAATGCACCAAATGCTTCAGTTTCGGGAAGAGTGAATGTAATAGAACCAGAGGTTACTGTCTTAGAAGCGAAGTTTCTAAAGACGAAGAACGATTCGTCATCCAGAGACTTCATTGTGTCTTCAGGGAGGTCAAAAGAAAGTTCTCCATTTTGATAATCTTTCTGGAAGATAAACGGACGTAATCTTACTAATTCTCCGTATTCACCAGCACCAACTGTACCAACTTTTAACGCGGTATCAAGTCTAGCAGTTTGATTAGTATAATCAAAGATTGCATCTCCTTCTAAAACAGTAGACTTTCTGTTTGTAGCAGTTGTAGCAATAGCAGTAGGATCAACTCTCTTGACACGAACAGTATTCGTACCCTCCAAATCCGAGATTGTTGGAGTAATAACATCACCAGGTCTCAAGTCTTTTTCAAATCTTGTACGGAAACCAGTAACATCTTCACGGCCGACACTAGCAACATCAAATGTCAATGCTGCGCCGCCGCCACTACCAAGTTGAGCATCAGCAACGGTGATAGTATCGTTGATAGAGTATCCACTACCAGCAGCGGTAACAGTAACGGTAGCGGCACCACTACCATCAACTACGATAGAGAAGGTAGCACCAGTACCACCACTAGGAGAAACAGAATAATTAGAAGTACCAATAGTATATGTACCTGCTGTTCTAGAAGAATCTGCAGCGCCAATGGTATCTACAGTAAAGATATCACCCGTAGTTTCGTCAATATTTACAGTTGAAGACTCGATAGGACGAGAATCATTCAAGATCCAGTTTGCACCAAATCTAACATTCTGAGAACCATCAAGACCAAAGGAAGATCTAACATCACTTAGTTGATAACTATGTGCTGCTTCAAGTGTTCCAGAGTCTCTACCATTAATTGATAAGAGTTCTCCATTAGTAAAAACACCACTTACATGCTCAAGATAGATGTAATGTGTATTATTACCTGTATCTGCAATATAACCTACAGCACCAGAAGTTTTACCTACAACTTTAGTACCTACGGTGTAAGTTACGGGACTTGAAATGTTCAGAGCAGTAAACATTTGAACATCAAAGAACCAAAGATCGTAAACACCACCAGTAATGCTGGGTTCGATTCCAAAGGGTGACGTTGCTGCTAATGCACTACTAGATTTTTGTAATTGTACCGTTCTACATCTACCAATTCTATTGGCACCAGACTTTACTGAACTAGTTGCATTTGCCGCCCAGTCATCATATAGATTTAGAATCTGATATGCATCACTAACACCATCTCCAGAAACTTCTGGCCAACCATAAACATCATATACTTTTACAAAATTACCAAGATTGAAATTAATAATGCCGTTCTGACGAGTCTCAAAATCTCTAGGTTTATCTACATCAATATAACGCGGACTAATAAATTCTGTTCTATATCCTCTAATATATGCTTTACCAGGGGAAACTTCAATTGCTAACTTCTCATCAGATGCAGGATTTCCTTGATCGGAATTTTGACCTTTAATATAAACACCATTATTAAATCCATCATTCAAATGCTCTCGCATTGTGACATTGAATGTATCAATTACATAGTCACCAGATTCTTCATATGTTCTACGAGCCAGAGACTTTTCTAACTCACTATATTCAGTTCTTTGAACGTAACTTTCTACTCTACTATTATTAATTCTTAAAAGTTCGATGAAGTCTTTATCTGCTTCATCAGAAATTAATCGTTTTACAAACTGCGTTTGAATTTTAAATCTATGAGCACCAGGTGCAGAATAGTTTGAAGTGCCTGCAGCATTGTCATTCAGAGACTCATCGTCCTCTGGAGTAACAATAGATTCTAAAACTTCTAAACCAACTCTGTAAGAAGGATTGCTACCATATTGATCCAGAATCAAATAGTTAGATGGTACATTTACAAAATGTCCTCTAATATAATAGACACCATCACTAATATATGCAGAAGATCCCTGTGCAATAGCATTAACAGGAAGAAGTTGAGCAAACGGAGTTCCTATTTCAATCAGAGTTGAACCGAATGTAATTTCTTTATCAGTAACTAACTGTTCGTTGATTTGGAAAGTCTTCAGACTAGTTGCTGATGTAGTATCTCCAGAATCAATATATTTTACATAGAGAGTGATATATCCCTTTTCCGATTCTGATGCAGAGATACTATAAAGAACTTTTGCTTTTACACCAGTAGTAAGACCTTCAATAATCGTACCTGTGAGTTGAGATCTATATGTTTCAACATCACTACCTAAAAATGATTCTTGAAGAAGAACTGCTTGGACATTTAGGTCATAACCGACTTGACCAGGAATAACCATGGCACCATCTTTGAACAGATGTGTACCAACAGATTCTACTTGATTTTGCAGAATACTCTGCATCGTGCTGAGTTCTCTCGCCTGAATGGGAAATCCAGGACGAAACAGCACTCGATAAAAATTCTTATCCTTATCGAAGTCGTCGTAATAAGGTGTGACGTTTAGATTAGTGTTTTGTGCCATTAGAACTCGATTACGATTTTGATGTCTTCTACCTGGTCGTTTGCACGACTGATTGCTCTTCTATTATCTATATAAACAACTTGACCGCTGTTTGGTTCAATCTCTGGTTTTGCATATGCAGCATTAAATCTCATACCCAAATCATATTCAGTATTGTTAATCGTTCTAGACGATGAGTTAGGAACTGTGGGAAAGTTTACATCTGGTTGTCCAGATGCACCCGAAGTTGCACCACTAATAACATTAGAACCATCAAATTCATTTTGAGTACCAGTAACTTCTGGGAAAATACCATCAACAGAGTTCTGATAATATTTCAAAACTTTAGTTGTAGGATTCCAAGAAACTACACGACCACGAGCAGTAACATTTGTTCCACCAACAACACGAGTTTGTGTAATAATTTCATCAGGAACGTAGTTACCTTGAAATGTTGGTGAAAAGATAACAGCCTTTGCCGCAGAAACTGTTAAGTCTGCGATAAGTTCTGCTGTACCAAACTTGAGAGGATTTGTTACCAATCCAATACGACGATAGTCGTTATCGATAGGGAAATCGCCCGCACCTTCATCATAAGAAAGTTTGGCATTGATCATAACTCGGAAACCACCGAGTTCTACTCCAGAGTCATATCCATGACCATTTGGAGGAGGAATGATAACATCAACTTCAGCACCAGTACCTGTACCAACACCAGTAATAGAAGAAATACTGATTTGTCCAAATGTATATCCTGTACCACCAGAAGTTACAGTGGCAGAAGTAATCTTACCACCATCAACAACGATGGAAACACGACCACCTGCACCATCACCATTAATAGGAACATTATCATAAGTTCCATTGTTATATCCAGAACCTGCAGCATTAATAACAACAGTATCAATTTCTCCAGTAACAGCGTTTGTCTTTACCGAGTCATTGGTGAAGACTGGCATGTAATCATTGGAGAAAAACTTAAGGACTGAAGCGACAGGAATGGTGTACATGTACTTCCAACGATATCCATCACCAGTAGTGATGATGCTAGTGGAAGTGCCAGTAGGCTCAACTGTAGAAGGTTTACCATTAGGATCAGATGGGGACGTACCGTTATAAATGCACTTATAGACTTGATATTGTGAATTCACAACAAAGAAGTCTGCATCATATAATTTAGTAGCACCAGAGGAAGCAGTTTTACTTGGAGAATAGTTATGACGATACATGTCATAAGTAAATCCCAAACCACCTGTAGTTTCTTCAGGAGAAACCCAGTCAATACGACGAACAACTTGAACAGTGTCTGCAGCAAGAACCCTCTTCAAGGAAATCATGTCATCATAAGAATTGGAAAACTCAGAAAATGAGTCTACCGCCTGAGGTGGTGAGTTCTCATTATCCCAAGGTTGGGGTCTTCCAATAAAGACATAAAGTCTATCTCGATTAGATCCCGCCGCAGAATCACTCTGAGTTGCGTCAGGACCCTCAAGTGCTTTAATGAATTTTCTCGCAGAAAAAATTCTAAATTGATCAGTTAATAGGGCTGCCATTTCCTAGGTACTATTGTCCTCTTGTTTATTTATGAAGGTTATGAACGAACACCCGTCAGGTATTCGATGCTCTTGATTCTATAAGATGCTCCACCAGTTCCATCTAACAGTTCTCCACCGAGAATTGCATATGCAACTGCGCCTGCTCCAGTACTATCTCCGCCAGCGTTAGTAAAAGTAACAGTTGGATGTAAATTATATGTTCCATCAATGCTCTGATTGATCCCATAACCACCGTTTGTAATAGTAATAGAAGCAATCTGGTCTCCTGCTGTTGTCATGTTAACAGTTCCAGTGCATTGAACATCACCAACATCCTCAATAGTAACTGTAGGAGTTCCTGTATAGTTTGTACCAGCACTTTGAATATAAAAGTCTGTTACTGTTCCTCTCTCGGAGAATTGATACAAGAATCCTCCCTCACCTTTAGCAACATTACCAGTATTGAAAGGAACTACATTTTGAACCTGCAGTATCCTTTCTGCAGCATTCCAAGAAACTACAGTTCCTGCAACTCCAGAAGATCCTCCAGTAACAACTTCATTAACACTGTAAGTTCCAGATCCTTCACCTAAGTATAGATTAACGATAGAGGGATGATCTGTACCTTCATTAAGACCACCTGCAGTATCAACACCAGCAAACTTAAATGGAACACTAGCATCTTTAATTGCATCACCAACAGCAAATAGTGTGGTATTTGTTCCACCTTGTGTCTCTTCAATACCGTAAAGAGAATTGTAAATACCACCATCAAGATTAATCTGATTTTCAAAATCAGTTCCAGTATTTACCAGGTCAGGAATACCATCTCCCGCTCCGTCTTGTTCATCATCATCCTCAAACACCCTATTGGTAATAGTTGTAATAGGTTGAGTTAATAATGTAATGATATCAGTTGCATCCTCCGTAACTACAAGGGGGTTGGGTGTAAGATTATTTGATGTACTGCTATTTGCAACACCAGCATCAAACTGAACCGTAGCATCTTCAGTTGCTGCAATTCCACCATCAATAAATGCCAATTCGTCAATTTCAAAAACTACGAGAAGTTCTCTAGTTGCGGGGTTCCAATCATAAACCTTTGCAACTTTATTAGATGAACTTTCAACTCTACGAATCAGTCTATCACCTACGTTAAATTTATATGTTGATACACCTTGACGGTCATCTTGACTCGTATCAAGAAGAATTCTTTGATCATAATTAAAGTTTACACCACGAGTAAGACCACTGAACTTTTCATCTGTTTTTGCAGTATACGAAATAGTTTCATATCCAACAATAAACTCACCAGATCCAGGGAAAGAACTTGTAGATTTTACAAAGATCTCAGAATCATCTGGAGCAATAGTTTTTGTTAATCCAGTAATGTAAATATTCGAGGAATTGTTTGCCTGGCGAGCACCCGCTTTACGTTTAAGATTAACAAGTCTAGTGAAAATAATATTTGGGGGTGATGTATATCCTTCACCTTCCTCAGTAACTGTAATTGCAGTAATTTGTCCCTGATCGATTGTTGCAACTGCTTTTGCACCAATACCACCGCCACCAGTAATTAAAATAAATGGTGGTTCTTGATAGAATTCTCCAGGATTAGCAATAGCAATGGAAGTAACTTTTCCGTTAGTATCAATTTTTGCAGATCCACGAGCATCTTGTCCACCACCACCTTCAAAGATAACTGTTGGAGCAGTAGAATAACTTCTACCAGGATTAAGAAGAGTCAAACCAGTAACTGTTTGAACTGTAGAAACTCCAGATGCACCAGATCCTTCACCACCTAATATCCTTGCCTTTGCAGGACCATAATAATTATCACCATTTTTAGTCATCTTAATATAAGAGACTGCTCCATTATCATCTAAAATTACCTGTCCTGCTGCACCATCTGGGAATAAATCTACAACTGCAGGAACAGTACCCCCCTCTGCTAGGGGAACACCATACATCTTTGGACCAATAGCATATGGATATACAGGATTTCCATTAGAATCCTCTGTCATATAATATGCATATGTTCCATTTGGATATTCAGGAGTTACACCAAATTTACCGTTATATGCATCCAGAGTTCCAACTGAAGAATCATAGATATAATCTTGCACCAAATCCCCTAAAACATAACCAACTTGAACTGTTCTAAGACCTGCACCTGAAGTAGTATAAGCAAAAACGTATAATGTGTTTGGTGCTGTAACTGGAACAGTGAATCTAATTTCTCTTGCAGTTGCTCCATTAAAAGCACTAGTGTACTCAGCAAATGTGGAGACTTCAGATCCATTAATAAAATATTGAACACCTAAGGTATATAAAAACGATGTCTGTCCGATTGCTGGAGGATTACTAACACTATGCCACCCATTCTCAGTTTCACTAATTAATAAAAACTCTGAATCATTAGAGGAATTATTTTGATTAAAGATATATGTTTTGCCCCTCTCAAGAGACAAGAAGTTGGGTCTTGATCCATCGAATAAAAATTCACCATTAGAAACTGTTACTGCATATGTAACTGTCGAAACGGTATTTACCTGAGGTCTTGCACCAGGAAGTTCTGCGGTAGTTCTAAGTCTAAAAGATGAAGTTTCTCTAGCAGCAGATCCACTGGAATTATATCCATAAGGACCATAAATGGGATACCCATCAAAGGACATACCCAGAATTTTTGAGTGTCCATCTACATGACGAGACCTATCAATTGTGTTGGGATCGTTGCTGTCTGATTGATAGTAGTCTCTAGCATAGTAATTATTTGCATGTTCCTCATCCTCTATTTCAGAACTGAGGACCATATATCCCTCATCACCCTCATATCCAGACATATATCTGTGATGAGCACAATGATAATAAATGCGAGATGTCTCATCTGCATTCATTATGAATAATACCTGATACGGATTCTCATAATCAGCAGCAGGTGCAGCAGATGATCCAGTACTGTTATAATACAGAGTTCCAGGATTTGAATTTAGTGGACCATCCTGAGTCGTACTAAATCGCATTGGGTGCCCCAATGCACCTTCTTGATTACTAGAATCCGATTGATTCCAAAGAATCAAATAATTTCTTTGAACCTGAATATTTTCAGGTGCCATATAATATGTTCCAGGAGAAAATGGTCCAAACTCCGCTGCTTCTGGACCAAAGTCAATATAGAAAATACCAGTTGGGAAAGTTCTTACATCATCAGAAATCGTAAATGAGAATCCATTAGATCCAAGACACCTATCACCATTAGAGAACGATGCTCCAGTAGATACATTTCTCAAGTAAACTCTAGTAATATTGTTATTACTATCTCTAGAAATTTTGGCAATTTCACCTCTAGCATTTCCACCAATTTCATCAACTACACGCCCAACTTGTATCGAACCTAATGTTTCATCAACATTAGAGATTGTGAGCATAATATTATCAAGTTCTGTTTTGATATTCCAGGTAAATAACTCAAGATTACCCCAATCAAATACACCGTTATCTAATTCAAACTCACCAATAGTTTTAGATGATTGATAATAACGAACATTTCCTTCTACTACGGTATCATAAACAGTATTATTTTTTATATAATCATACTTAACTGAATCAATAGCAAAATTGGTAGGTGTGCCACCTTCAGTACCCCACTCTGGTGTGTGAAAAAGACCACCGTTGGCAAGGATACCTGTTACCCTATTACTTTGCTCTACTCTAGTACCAGGATCAGGAACGTCTTTACCACCCCTATAAATGAATACCTGATCAAAACTTCTATCAATTAATGGTCCACCGCCAGGTGCTGCTTCTGCTTGACTCCAAGTAGGTTTTGGATGATTATCAGACTCAATACGAAGTCTATCAGTTATATTTTGAAACGTTCCTCTTGTAGGAGAATTTGGATGATTTTGCCAAATTCTATTGATATCGAAAGAATCTACAACAGTAGGTGTCTCTTGTTCAGGGAAAAACTGCAATCGTAAAGGATCATATCCCCTACCCCTTTCAAGAACTCTAACGTGAGTAATTCTTCCAGCATCAGGATCAATAATTGGATATAACAACGCTTCCTGATCGGGAGTACCACAACCAGTTACCGTCAATCTAGGTGGATCTGTAGGATTATATCCAGAACCACCATCTATAACTTTAATCGCACGAACACCGAAAACCTCATCAAAGATTGGTTCGATGACGGCACCAGATCCAGGAACAGTTCTTGCCATTTAACTCAGATTAATACGTTGATAGTTCCATTCATCAGTGCATGAATGGTGCATTGATAATAAAGAGTATTTGGAGCATCCATAGGAACTGTCCAATACAAAACATTGGTTCCACTACCGCTTTGCCCCTGAGTATAAGCAGTTCCACTTAAACCCTGACTAGATTGAATTCTGAAGGGATGAGATCCACCATTTGAACTATTATCAAAGGCGTAAGTCATGCCTCTCATGACATAAAGAGTAGGATCTTCCGTAGGAGTAGAAAATCCAGGACCATTAATCGTAAAATGGTTTGATTGATTAGCACCAAGTTCCCACCAGGTCATTGGACTTCTGGTAACAACCCAATCAGTGCCATTCCAATATAAAGAATCGCCCTGAGTGATTCCTGTCACATCAGTGTCAGTCAACGCTGCCAGTGTTGTGGTAAGAGTGCCGTTAAATGCAACTGTTAATGTATCTCCACTAATACTCGTAGCAATATTAGTTCCACCTGCAATAGTAAGAGTATCGGATACGCTATTTGCAGTAGTGCTACCAGTATCACCAGCAACGGTGGCAAATATATTTTGCTGACCAGCGCCAGCAGTATCATCAGCAGGAACAAAATTAGTTCCATTCCATTTCAACACTTGGTTGGCAGTAGGAGCATTAGTCGTAATATCAACATCAGACAGAGCATCAAGTCCTGAATACTCAGTAAGAAGTTTTACTCGACTATCACCTACACCACCAGCAGTGATGTTCATATTCACATATGGATTATCATCACCATCAACTGTGAAAAAATAACCAGGATTAGATGCTGCAGAAGGTGCATTACCTAAAGCGGTATATTCGTTCTTATATGAAATAGTTGACGCTACAGAAACATTTCCAGTAGCACCATCAAAAATTGTGGTTTGACTCCCAGCAGTAATTCTCACATCTCCAGTTCCGTTAGGAACAAGAGTGATATCACCATTTGATGCGGAAATAATAGAATTTCCCGCAACATCTAACGCAGAAGTAAGCGCATTGAAATTTGAAGGAGAAAAACTGCTTCCATCATATTTCAAAACTTGACCTACTGCAGGGTTAGCAATAGAGATACCTACAGTAGCTCCATTGCCAATAGCAGTGTACAATTCAGTGAAATTATCATTGATTTTATCACCACCACTTCTCAGTGTATCACCTGTATTATCATTAGCTGTAGTGCCAATGTTTAGGAGTTGTTTAGCCATTACTCGCTATGATTTTTAGTTATTTATGGGTTTACTTCAGGGTCGATTACTTCTTCACCATATAGAGAGAGATCTGGAGCAGTCCAATCATCAGGAACAGAAGTTTCAACATCAACACTTGGATTTTCATAGTTGGATCCACCATTTGTAACGGTGACTCCAGCAACACCTACGAGTGCTTTAACTTGACCATCAAATCCAGAGATGGAGTCAAGTCTGACTACAGGTCTAGATGTATATCCAGATCCACCAGAAGTGACCTGAACCTTTTCAATATATCCACTTGTCAGAACTGCTGTAGCATCAGCATTTTGACCAAACACAGATCCAAGATAATCAAATGTAATTAGGGAGTTTGAAGACTCAATAACAGCAACTTCACGATCACTCACCTCACCTTCAATATCAATAAAGTCTCCTGCTTCAACTGGTGGTACAACCACGTCAGCATCAACGTCTGCCTCAGAACCAACATAAGAGAATGCTACAAATGTGGATCCAAAGCGTGGAATTTCGGAGAAGATAATTCTAGAACCAACAATCTCAAAACCAACTCCAGGTTCTTGAAGAACACCGTTAACAGAAACAATAATATTGTTTTCAGGTCTAATAACACTAGACTGAACACCATCTGTAAGCGTAAGAGAATAGAAAATATCATCACGCTTAAGGTTAAAGGATTGACGTAAAGAATCAAACTCAAACGAGATGTCATCAAGTTGCCTCAATTTACCAATATAGAAACCAGTAAAGGAGGACCCTAAATCGGGTGGTTCAGTAAACTGAATCTTATCAGAGAACGCATTGTAAGAATTGCCACTACCAGGAGGTTGAAGAACACCATTAACAAAGATAAGAAGGTGTCCAGCGGGATCTGGAAGATATTGTGTACCGTTGGCAATTGTAAGATCGAAGGTGGTTTGAGTGCCATCAAATCCTTTGAAGAAACGCTTAACTCGTCCCGTGAGAACTTCCTTAGTGAGAACTGCAGAACGATAGTTGTCAGGACCCCTAACGCCATCTCTACTTGAGAATGTTCCTGCAATATCAGTAAGATACAATCTCTTATTAAGACCAGCATCACGAATGTCCTGAACTCTAGCAGAAGCAGCGCCAGCGACACTAGTGATAGCACTTACCGTTGCAGATCCTTGTAAAGTAACTCCACTCAGACCATAATCTCCAATAGAACCGCTACTAAGTGCTCCCTGAACTGGGACATAGTAAATATAGTTGTTATTAAGATCAACTTCAGTGATTATTCCATAAATTGCAGTATTCTGAGCACCACCAGTAATTTGATATAATCTATTACCAACTGTAAAGATATTCAAAATAGGATCTACGGAAACAGTCAAGCGAACATGACCGATAGACGCAATCTTATCACCAACTTCAATATCAAGACCATTATACTTACTAACTTCTAAGTATTCTCTAGAAGACTCTGGATAAAGAACCGAGGTTGTCTCTAAAGAACCAACGAGGGTCTCAGTATCAACTGTTAACTTACCACCAGTATTATCGGTAACTGCTGCTTGATTAACAGTAAAGGAAACTGGATCTGCAGTCTCCCCACTTGTATATCCCTTGAATGGAATATTCTCAACAAAAGATCCTTTGATATCAATCAGATGTAAACGATTTTCAATGGCACTAATTTGTGCAGTTGTGGTATTTGCTTGACCTACAATTGTATCAAGAATTGCCCATGTTCCGCCTGTTATAGCGACATCGAGATACTTATAATTTGCATCTTCAAAGAATCCATAAACAACACCCGTAACACTAGAATCGCCTTGTTTCTGAACGACTTCGTTCATAGTAAAGGGACCATCCGTAATGTTACCATCAATTCTAAATCTCTTATAGGACTTAGCAATTTTTGCCTCATTAAGAGTTACAGTTTGAATCTCGGCGTAAGAATCTTTATCTTGTGAATAGAAGAAATCGGAACCGATAATTTCACCACTAATTCCAACAGGAATATCACGATCGCCATAATTTTTAACTGGAATAGTTAACGGATTATTTTCTGTAACAGTAGTGTAGTAAATGCTGGACTTCAACTGCTCTTTAATGACATCAACACTAGTTCTTACAAATCCTTTGACTGTATCTGCATTATAATTTGAAGCAACAGTGGAATCATAGAACTTATAGAATCCTGCATTAGTTGAAGGACTTGGGAGTTGATTGCTCAATGCAAGACCAACTTGATCTTGGATGAGATCAAGAGCAAACTTCTTGATATTGAATTCTGCATTAGCGTAGAACTCTTGACCACCAACAGCAACGTATGTTGCTAATGGTTGATTCGTGAGTTTAGCACCCCAAGCAAATACACCACCAACTTGACCAGCACCAACGGTATAATTATCAACTTGTGTAATATTCTGGAGAATATTAAGTCTAGTTCTGAAATTAGAGAAACCAAAACCAAATTCAGCAGTGATATAAACTCTAAACCAACCATCACCAAATGGGATTGCTCCATGATCGGTAACTGTCATGCCTGGTTGAACAAACAGTGATCCTAATGTACCAGTATTCAGATCGACCTTGAATTTAGCATTAACAGTTCCTCCATCTAAGCGAACTGAGAATTGAACATTATTATATTCATCCGCTTTAACAAACATAGATGATGTGAACGTCTGCGTAGCACTAGTAGCACCAGTGTCAAATGTATCGTTTGTACTATCAAATTTAGTAGATGTACTATCAAAAGTATCAAAGGATGATAAAGCATAAGTTCTTTCAATGTAGTGCTCACCTGTAGTTTGAGTTACAGCAACTTTATCCGAAGTAGTTGTTGAATCTGGAGATTCTCCAGTATTTGCAGTAACTGTACTTAAAGTTGCACTCCAGTTTTGATTAAACTGCTCGGGTAAAGTCCAAAGGTTAGTATTAGTTACAGCACCTTCGATCAAGGAAGAAATTGCAGTAGCACTTTCAATAGTTTTAACATTACTAATATCTTCGTACCACTGGTGTGCCGAAGTAATTCCGCCAGTGGCAATAGTACCAGAGGCACCACCTGAGGATAAAGAATCACCTGCAGAATAAACCGTTCCAGTTACTGCACCGATGATTAGAACAGGCATAGAAACATACAGAATTTCTGCAGTAGCAGAACCATCTGTGATGGTATTGCCAGCAACAAAAGTTCCGCTGAAAGATTCAAGAGTTACTGTGTACGCAGTTCTGCTATTACCTGTATCTGTAGTGAACAGATCATATTGAATATTAGTGATGATATCAGTGACAAAAGAGTCATATATCCAAGAACCAGATCCAAACTGAGAGTTTACAGTAGAAGCAATTTCTGCTTTGTAGTAATTCTCATTGAATAGAATATTCTTAACTGCACTACGTGCCTCAATATCACCAGGTAAAATTGTATCCAGACCAATATCAACCAGTTTTCTCATTCTGCATGATACTGCAGTGATGTCGGTTGGAGACTCACTATCTCTGTATGCCGCATCATTTGTATGTAATGCAGCATACTGATCACCACTGATAGAAGATCCTGCAGTATACAGAAGATTCTTGATTGCTTTCTCAGCGAGCATTTTGATCTGTTCATGAGTATAGAAGAAAGCAAACAACTTCGTATCGATGTCATCCGAGATCTTGAGATCAAAAGATAAGAACTTCTGCATTTGAGTGATCGTACTATTATCACCACCTGTTTGAAGATCAGAAATCATTGCAACAATGAAGTCCTTGATATAAGTGGTAAAGGTAGGACGATCATAACTGATTGCAGTAAAAGTACCACTATTATTGGTATATCTCAATTCAGTACCAAGTAATCCTCTTCCAGAGGTTGCATTATTACGTCCTACAATCTCTTCTGCAATATACTTTCTGTTAAAGTAAAGTCTATCTGCAGCAATATTATAATCCTCATTGGTTGGAGCAATAAGGTCATTGATAGTTGTAACTAAAGTATCGATAGCGGATGCAACGTTTGCACATTGACCAGCATCATTAGTGATTCCCCAATCACCAGTGATAATATTATCGGTATTTGTGTAATCAAGATCGCCATTGATTGCCTGCTTCATGTAATAACCAAGTCTGTCATGTGCATAGACAGATTGCCATACTTGAAGTCTAATATGCTGAATTTCATTATTAGTGTTCAAATAGAACTTAGCAGCAGTGACTGTATTTGCATTACCACCAAATTCAATATCCTTAGCCATTTCACCAACGATGATCGCAAGGTCAGTCTTACAACGCTCTGTACCAGCATCACTACCACCAACATTTCTAGGCATATCGCTAGCAAGATCTGGATATCTTGTAAGCATGTCAGCAGATGCCTTATCTACAATGACCGCACTGTTAGCACGAATCAAATTCGCTGCATCGCGGAATCTGTACTGAGAATCAGTATCAAGTTGATGTGTATAAACAACATCGTCAGTTCCATCGTGATATTTTCCAATAAAGGAATTAGTCCGATAGGCATCAACTGTAGCACCAACAAACTCAATTGCGGGAGTAACTTTAGTGATTGTTGCAAGGTGGTCACCATTAGCAGCGTTGGAAGTAGTACCAATTGCTTCACTAATGGTATCTTCAGTAATATCTAAAAGGTTGTTAACTGTGGATACAACGTCTGCACAATCTGATGTGGTGTATCCAAGAACAACAATACCGTTTGTATCAGCACCAACAAAAGTGTGTGTATATTGTTGACCAACAGGAGATGCACCAACATTTACTGTAAATGTATTTGTACTTACAGCAGTAACTTTAAGAACCCTGTTATATGCAGTAGTATCACTCTTACGAGGGTGAGCAAGGACACACTCATTATTGTCACTTGTACAGGTAAATCTTAAAGACTCAGGTTTGATTCTAATTAGACTACTAGTTGTCAGTCCATGAGAGTTGGAAGTAATAACCATCTCACCAGTCGATGCATTATAAGTGGTTCCTGTTGCGGCAGTTAATTCAGTGAGTGTACCGTAAGAAGAATCGGTAACAGTTGCATCAGTGAATTGTGTTAATCCATGACTACCTGCGATAGTAATAGGCACATAGTTAACAATAGAACTCATGAGACCTTGAATTGTCTGGAAACCAGTCAATAACTGATCATCATCAACTGTTGTATATCCAACAATACCACTGACACTAGTTCCAGTTCTATCTACGAGAGCAGCAGACGCATCCCAGATATGACTGTTACTACCATTACGCATATCTTGAACCAATTCTGCAAGAATTGTTCTATATGTGTTACTAAAGTCAACAGATGTAAGTTCTTGTGTATATTTCCAGAAGTATGCAGCACCAGCAGAACCTTGACCATTGGGATCAGCATACTGAGCACCAACGATAATTCTATCAGAACCAACCGCTAATGACTTTTGATATCCAATATTATCATAAGCAACAGCAGATGGCATGATCAATTTTTCCTCATTAGTACCATCAAGGTTATATGCATAAACCTGACCAGTATTTTGAAGACCACCAGCATCCCAATAGGGTGAAGATACAAAAATCTTTCCTTCACCAACTGCAACTGCTGAACCAAATTGATCATCTGTTCCACCGTCAGATGGTTGAATTTTAATTTTATTAGTTCCGTCTAAGTTATAGACAAAAACTGCACCTTGCTGACTCACTTGATTTGTATCGCCATCATATGAACCACAACCAATAACAACTTTATTGTCACCAACTGCAACTGCTGCACCAAAATAATCACTAGGATCTAGATCAGTTTCACTAATCTTAACTTCATTAGTTCCATCTAAGTTATAGACATATGCTGCACCAGCATTATTACCTTGATCATCTTCAAATCTAGCACCGACTACAAGGCGATTGCTACCAACAGCAATACTATATCCAAAATTATCTCCACCACCACCATCACTAGCTTGAATCTTAACTTCATTAGTGCCATCTAGATCGAAACGATAAACAGCACCTTGACCATTAGTTTCTCCAGAAGCACCAACAAAGATGTAAGTATCTGTCATTGCAACAGAAACACCAAAGAAGTCTGATGCAGCATCATCAGAAGCAACAATTTTATTTTCTCCTGTACCATCCAGGTTGTAAGTATAGATACAACCCGAACCATTACCACCATCATCATTGTAAGGAGCACCAACTACAACTTTGTTTGCATTGACAGCAACAGAATCACCAAAGTAATCATTATTAGCACCATCAGAAGCGTTAAGAACAACTTCATTTCCACCATTCAGATCATAGATATATGCTCTACCTGTGTAGTTATTGTATCTTTCAGAACCAACTACCATTCTATCGGTAGATCCATCATTAGAAATTGCAACAGCACTACCAAAGTAAGAATTCAGAACTGGTGTTGCTGCCGTTAATGTTGTTGGAGACTGTAATGCATCAAACTGGAATGGGGATGCTTGAACTGCAGCGTAGTTGCCTTCTGCAGCAAGAAGTTCAATGTTTTGCTGCACAGATGTTGCGGCATCGTAGTATCTGTGAGTTCTGTTTGCAAATCCAGAAGGAAGATTAGAAGAACCTACTCTCCAAGTCTCTGCAATAGCATCATTATTGAATTCTTCACCATCAGTAAAGGATTCTCCACCAGACCAATCTTGTGTATATGTTTGACCATATGTACCATCAAAGTGGAAGAGGAGTTTGGTATTTGCATCACCATGGAACATGCCTGTGGGAGCGGTGAAGTTTGCTGTATATCGAGCATTAGTAGAAACTCTGAAATCATCAAAGTATCCAGTGGTAACAGCAGAACCTGCGTAATCAGCACCAATTCTAATTGGTTTTGTAGAACCATAATTACTGGAATCTGAGTATGTGCTACCCTCTTGTGTACCATTTAAGAACAACTTGGTGTCAGTACCATTTCTAGAGATAGCAACATGATACCAAGTGTCAACTACCAGATTTGTTGCACCAGTGATTGTGACAGATCCATTATTGTAATACTTGAGATTTGCACCATCAACATACAGATAAGGAGCAAGTTCAGTCGCAGCAGATCTCATATCAAAGATAGTTTTACTACCAGCAGCAACACTATTGAGTTTGATCCAAGTTTCAATAGTAAAGGTTCCAGCGCCAAATCCAAACTCAGTAGAAGTTGGAATAGTCAGATATTCATCAATGGGAACCGCACCAACATTTACAGTGATTGTGGTTCCAGTTACTGCAGTAATGTTACGGGCAGAACCTGATGCAGGATCAGTGGCACGGGGATATGCTTTCTGTGATGTGTTATTATCTTGAGCACAAGTAAATACTACGCCATCATTAGCGATAGTTACTGTATTTGATGTAGTAAGAGTGTGGGTGCCAATTTCAATTACCATATCACCCGTGAATGGGTTATATGTGGTGCCTGTAGCAGCAGTAAATGATCCTGTAGCGCCACCACCAGCAACAATTGCATTGGTAACACCACTTACAAAAGTATGTGTTGATGTTCCAGGAGAAAGTGCTAAAGCACTAGCACCAAATTTCTTATGGTAAGTGTTAAGTGACGCACCAGCAACAAATGTTGCAGTGTGATAGTCCTGACCAGTCGATTGAGTTCTACCAACCTTTCCTAAGTAGATAGTCTTTCTTGCCTGACTATAACCAATAATTTCTGCTTTGGTATCACGAGTTCTAATAATTTGACCCTGAGCAAAGAATCCATCACCAACTTCATCAGTAAGAGTAAGTTTCTTAATATTAAAGTTTTCCCCTACACCAAATTCTGCACTATTGCTACCATAACGGATTTTATAATTGCGAATGAACTCGTTATCATCCAAATCACCGCTAGGGTTATCATAAGTCAAGATATTATTACTGACCGACTCGTTAGCAGGGAACTTAGAGTCAAATGCAGTCAGATTATCATCAAAATCAACAATACTTACTTGAGACTTAGAAATATCATCAAGAATGATATTCGGATAAGTGACTGAGGTTAATCTGTTGAAGAGAAGACCAAAGAAAGATGAACCAGATGAAATATTGACTTGCTCAATAAATTCTAATGTTTCTGGATCTTGATATGCACTAGTAGATGTAACTCTAGCAACAACACCAGACTGAGCACCAATAATGGTATCATCAGTTTGAATATTGAAAAGACCAGGTGTAGATTGATATGTACCAGTGGTTTTACTAAGTGTCAATGCATTAGTAACTTCAATCTCAGTAGAATACAGTGGAGTATCCTCTTGATGAGAAATTGTCGTTGTTCCGAGTTGTCCTCTTGTTACTACAAGTACAGTCGAATCTGTTCCATTTGTAACTGAATCAACTCTAAAGATTTCGCTAGCGATTTGATAATTTTCGCCTGTAGTAAATGTTCCTGCAGGGACGGGAGCATCAGTAGACGATGTTGTTGAAACAACTTCAATATTTGTTGAAGCAGCACCAATACTATAACGCAATTCAGCAATAGGAGTTTCCTGACCTGTTTCAAGGTTGATGGATTCGACAATTGCAGTATCTCCAGAGAGATTAGTAACAGTTTCGTTAAATCCAAATAAACCATTACTGGTAACATCTGTGATCTCTAAAAGTGCTCCAGAGAATCCAGTAGCACTAACTTGACATTGTTCATTAAGAATAAATGTTCCTTGAGTAACAAAACCAGTAATAGTCTCGCCTGCAATAGAGGTTACGGTTAATCTTGCAGTAGAAGATACACCAACTAAGGTATTACCAATACTCGGGAAAATACCACTATTAGGAGGGAATCTCAATGTCTTAGTTGCTACCTGAGAGATACCAATATTGACATACTTGACACTTGCAGGTGGTTGAGGAGGTTCAGCAAATACAATAGAATCTCCTTGAACTTCAAACGCAGTATCTGGAGTCTGAGCAACACCATTAAGAACAATCAGCAGTTGGTTTGCGTTTGCAATTACGTTCTCACCATTAACTGTAATTGGGAATTGAGTCCTTTCACCATCAAAAAGATTTGAGATATTATCAAGTCTTTGAACAACAGAAGTTAGAATATTCTCCGAGGAAGTCAGACGCTTTTGACGGAAGAGAACTTCTGTGTTATTAAACTCGCTGTAAATTGGTTCTGCAAGAGCAAAACTTTGAATATTAGGAACAGTTGCGTCTCTAGCAAGTTCTACCGACTTTGTAAGTTCAAAATCAATATCCTTGTTAGCTGTATATCCATATTCTTCTAAATTGAGTTCACCAAATACCTTAAATGATGCAGGGTGAACATTCTTAATAAGAATATCTTTCCAGTCATCAATAGATACAGAAGACTTAACTGCATAAGAGAAGTCTTGATAATAATAAGAGTCTTGAATTTTTTGAATAATTTCGGAAGGTTTGCCAACGTCATCAATAAATTGACCAGTTGTTTTGGTGATGGGTCCAACTTCCAAAACACCTTTAGCAATCTTAAGATCACTAATCACACCAGAAGACTTCGAGATAGCGCCAGTGACACTTTGATTCTGTACAAAAGTTCCTGTATAATCAACGATCTTAAGAATTCTTGGTCCGATTTGCCAACCTTCATTAGTAGAAACATATCCAGTTGCAGTTGCAGTTGCAAGAGTATCACCTTGATATACAAGTTCACCTTCTAAGAAAGTAGATGTGATAACGTTTGCTGTAGCAGCAGCACCGAAAGATTCGGTCAATACTTGCTGTCTTCCTGTACCAGCATTGGAGAATGAAATGGCATCACCCAATTCAGCGTTTGCTGATGTGATAGCAAGTTTTAATTGATCATCTTCAAGAGAGTTTGCTGTACCAGCAATAGCATAATATGTTGTATTTCCATTCAATCTACCAATTGCACCAGCGGCAAGTGGGAACTCAATTCCTTCTCCAGTATCAACTACATTAAGAGTAACTTCAGCACCGTTTGTAATTCCATGAGGGAATGCAAACTGTAGCAAACCAAGATCAAGGTTTACAACATAATTGAATGAAGATCTCAAAGAAACTGTTGGGGCAGAAGAATATCCTGCTCCAGGATCTTTAATAGCAATCTGTTCAATTCTTCCATTTCTGATCGATGCCTCAGCAATAGCACCAGAACCTCCACCACCAGTAATAACAACAGCAGGAGCCTGAGAATATCCAGAACCAGGATCAGTAACAGTAATACTATCCAAGATACTCGTAGAAGTTAACTGAGCATTGATGGGGAATGTAATCTCAGGACGTAAAGTATAATCATGGGTGTAATCATAACCAAAGTTGTTGTTCTTCAGTTTTTTAATCTTACCAACATTATTACCTTTAGCAAAGACAACTGCACCAGTTCCGAATGGAGGAATGACAACCTCAATATCAGCACCAGATCCAGTTAATCCAGGTCCAAGAATTCCATCAATTGCTTCAATATCAATATTTGCTGTGGTATAACCTTTACCAGGAGAAGTAATAGACACAGACTGAATCTGACCAGGAATAGTATCTCCCTCATCGTTAGTTCCATCTGCAACAACAATAGTAACTAAACCACCCTCACCGTCTCCACCAATAGGAACACTATTGTATGTACCAACAGCATATTCAGTTCCAGGTTCATTAATCTGAACTCTTTCAATTTTTCTAGACGATTGAATACCAGTTACAACAGGTAACTTAGCATAGAATCCACCAGAATTAATTAATCTAATATCGCCAATTGTACCAACTGCTTTCTTAGAACTTGTACTATAAGATGCTCTAGTAATATTTGCATTTCCTTCTGGTTCATTGATTAGAGGGAATTTGATAATATTTGCACCCGTGGTAATAGTAGCACCAGCAACTTCACTGACAGTAAATGTTCCAACGTAAGGAGAGTCAACAATATCCAAATAACTATTTGGATCAATAGGAGATTCATCTCCAGTTCTAGATGGATCAAAATAATACGAAATATTGGTTACAATATTTTGATCAACTTTTAATTTGACAGTTGGTGTTGGTTGACCTTCACCAGTGACTCCAGGTGTTCCAATTCTCTCAATAGAGTTGAACGAATATTCAAGTTTATACAGATTATCTTTAGAGAAAGATAAGTTTGCATTAGCCATCGATGAGTGACTAAGGTCAAACAAATATTGGTGACCATAGTACATCTTAAGAACAGGTGACTTAACAAAAATGCTGACATCACCAGGAGTTGTTGCTGGATCAGTCTGTGCAACAGCATTTAATTTATAAGTAAATTCTCTATTACTTACGACTCTATCAACTACAAAAGATCCATCATATTCATCGTATGCTGTAGCGCCAACTGTACGAGTTGGATTACCATCAACAAAAATATTATCTCCTGCAGACAGATAGTGTCTATTACCAGTAATAATATAGACTTCATCAGTATTAGCAACAGCAGTTGCCTGCAGTACTTTGTCTAAGGTAGCAATGAGAGTAATTTTAGTAACACCAGTCAAATTAGTAATTTGTGCTGTTGTTTTATCACTATTGAAAGAAATATCAGAATCAGTGATGCTAACTACAGATCCAGTAATGAAAGAAGAAGAACCAGAAATTTCATCAATTCTTACGCTATATGCATCTACACTAAAGGGTTTAAATTTAGCAAAAGTATCTAAATCACCACTTCCAGGATTTGCTGCAGTTCTATTTAAGTTCCAGTCTTCTAACTCAATGTCAAAGGTTCCAGGCGTTGTATTAACAATATTCAAGAAGTAATATTCCGAAATTTCATTTACATCTGCAACAACAGGACCTGTAATACCATAAGAATCTTGCTCATCGAATCTAGTTGTAGAAATAAGACCAGTATTCAGATCATTAGACCAGAGATTATTATTAACAGCAAGATAAACTTTATTATTAGTGTTATCTACACTAAGAACATAACCACTATTAACAAAACTGCCTGAGTTATTATTAAGAACTAACTTAGATCCAACAGTGATATTGAATTTTTGATTAAGAGTAAGTTCTTGTACATTATCAATTTTTGACGTAGAAGTCGTCTTCATGTAATAACGATTCTTGACCTTCGCCTCAATAGAAAGTTTATTGGAACCAGGAGAGGGAACAGTTGCGGTTCTAGCACCCCAAATATCATTACTGTAAACCAATGAAACGTCAGTTGGATTTACAACCATAGTAGTTGTAGCATCCTCAAAATCAAGTGCCTGCAGTCCACCACCACCTAACGCAAAACCAGTGTTAGTAACAATTAAGTTAGATCCTGTTACTGGAGTAATTGCAGTTCTTGCAAATCCAACATTTGTATTTACTTGGACACCCTTATCACCCAATCTTTCCGAATCAGAGTCCTTATCAGATTTGATACCAAAACCAACATAATCGATATAATCATAACGCTTTGTATGACTTGTAAACCATGCAGTATCAGCCCAAGAGAATGCTAAAGCATAAGATGCAACAGGTGGAATAGTAGTAACATCAGAAGGAACGTCTGGTGTGATTGCTCTGTTCTTGATTACAAGGTTATCCATGTAGAATTGACCTTGCTCATTAGAACGGAACTGTCCTGTTGTACCACTCTTACCAGGAATATTACCAAAATACAAATTCTTATCTTCAAGATCTGTATTGGCAATCGTACCCGTAACAACTTGAATGCCATTGACATATCCAGTAAAGGTATTACCAGACTTCTTAAGTCCAATAAATTGCCAACTATTATTGGCATACATTGTAGTTTGTGTGGACTGAATAGCACCACCAGCAGCATTAATAGTGGTAGTGTTATTGGTAACAACCAACTCCAATTTACCACTAGAGATGTCATAGTACATCCAGAGACCGCCAGTAGCGTCTGTAGCATCTCCAATTGCAACTAGTGTCTGTTGAGTCTGGGAGAGTGTTTGAGAGTTTGTAGCGTCTTTGTGAAGCATAAACTCAATAGTCCAGTCATCACCAAGTTTTTCCTCAAGTACATTTCCAGGAACCTTGATTGCACCATTAACCCAAGCAGAATTAGAACCTGCGGGATTGAAACCGAAGATCTTGGCATATCCACCTTCATACTTAACAGAATCAGTAGCACTGAGTGTTTCTAGTGTATAATGACCTGTTTTATCTGTAGCATCAGAAGCAAATTCGCAAACAACTTCATTTCTATTCCAAGAAGTCTGACCGAATGCATAAATGTCGCCAGAATTATCTACGGTAATTGCATTTACAGTTACACCTTCAATATTATTTTTATTAAATTCTGTATTTGTATGCTTCTTCAGTTTACCATCATATCCAATTTTAGCAGTGTCAAATGTCTTATATCCTGTTGTGGTATCAGTTCTGGTATAAGCAAGATTTAAATCGCCAAAAATATCGATTGTAGATCTAGATGCTAACTCAATAGAACTTCCAGAGGGAACTGCATATCTGTAATTCCAAAGAAGATCTCCAGCAGTGTCAAGTTTACCAATCCAGAAACTATCCTTAGTGGTATTATCACTCTTAAGTGCTAATGTAGATGTAATATAGAACTCATTAAATTCATCAACTACTAAACTAGTATCTCTAAAGGAATATGCAGTATTATTAATTTCCTTAATCCACTCAACCGTAATTACAGAGGTTCCAACGAGAACCTTACCAAAAGCAACTTTACTATCTGCATTACCATCAGTTGATGCAGTTTCCATAATGAAATATACTGCATCATCTAAAACGATTAAATCGGTAATTTTTTCAGATCCAGAAGCAGATGCTAATTTTCTCTTTGCAGCAAAAGAACCTGCAGCATCAATAGAAGCGATAAAAGCATCTTGTGGATTGGCAGAGTTTGTATTAGTAAATCCACCAATAATATAACGAGTATCCGAATACTTCTTAATAGTTGTGATATTATCTGCTCTTGTAGAACCAGAAATACCAGAATATCCTTTTTGGAAATTAAGAGTTGCACTCAGTCCATCAATAGACTGCGTATACTTTGCCAAGATGACATCAGGATTATAAGCAGTAAGAATTGCAGAATTTGGTTTGTTGTGACCAACTACCCAAATAATATCACCACTCACATCAAGTTTAGTAAACTCTGTGTAAGTTTCTCCATCTTGACTTTCTAATCTTTCTTCCCACTCTTTAACACCAAGTTCTGAGAATTTAGAAATAAATGCAACTTCATTTCCATTAGTATCAAGAGTTTTACCACAGAAGAAAGCATCCTTTTCATCATTAACAAAAACATCATTAACTTTCACATAATTTTCATTCTGAATCAGTGCAACATAATAATCTGCCTTTTTAAAGATTTGAGGATGACTTAAAATAACTCTAGGATCTTTAGTGTATCCAACTCCAGCATTTACAATATCAACATTAGCAATTGATCCTGTAGGACTTACAGTTGCGCTCAACGCTGCTGCTTCACCATCACCATCGATAATGATTGTTGGAGGAATTTCTGAGTCATATCCCGAACCAGATTGATTTACAACAATTTCTTCAATACCCTTAAATTGTCTAACAACAAACTGTTTATTTGTCTCATCCATGATTGGATTGTATGAGACGAAAATATTGTCATTAGCAACAATATTATGAGGTACACTTGTAGTAAGTTTACCAATAAAATTATCACCTTCAGTCTCAAAAGTGAGACCACTAATAGTTTCACCAGTAATCCTAGAAACTCTAGCAGACACACCTGTTCCATCAGTATCTTCGTTATCAAAGATAAGAATATCATCAACCTGATAACTCTTACCAGCATCTTCAATAATAAATCCAGTTACGGAAGCATCTTCAAATTTAGTTGTCGTTTCAACTTCAATATCAACTTTAGAATCAAATCTTACTGATGGGAAGTAGTCAAATAACTGTAATGGTGATTCTTCAAAGATTTGATCAGGATCATCAGTTTCATCTTGAGTAATGATACCATCTCTATTTTCGTCTTCTACTTCAAATAACAAAATATCACCATTTTCAAGAGTTAATGCATTTGTAGAAGCATTAGGTGCTCTATCAACATCAATATCAACATTTTCATAGGGATCACGATATCTTACAACACCTGTTGGAATATTTTGTTGAATTGCATCTTTGTTTAAGTTCCAAGGATCTGCAATAGAGTTAAAACTTGGACCAAGAACATAAGGGAAGACTGGATTTCCTGCTTCAGTTGTGTCAATGGTGACAAAATAGCAATATCTACCTTCGGGAAAATCTGGAGTCTTACAAAAACGACCGTTATACTGATCAAGGTCACCTAATCCAAAACTATATTCATAGTCTTCAACAAAATTACCTGCTGTTTCGTCAGATAACAGAGGACCAGATTGTCTAACTGGAGTAGGATTAGAAATTTCATTATAAACCAGATTTGTCTTAAGTCTATAAGAAGTATTCAACCGAGTGATATTCGATGACTGGTCTGTAGGATCATTATATCCATAGGGACCGTAGATAGGATTACCATCAAATGCCCAACCAATAATAGGGGAGTGCTCTAACTGACTATCCTGTTCTAAAATAGCACCAGCAACATTTTCAAATAAGTTATCACCAAGAATATATCTCAGTCTTTGAGGATTAGAAATATGTGCATATTCACCACCATACTGATTATTAAATCCAGCAAATACAGAACCCCTTGCCGAATCAACAGTTGTTGTCTCTTCTAGATTATACGTCCATTGGAATACACTGGGTTCAAATGTTGCACCAGAACCAGCAGAAGTCAGATTAATTAAAGTTGTTCCCTGAACATAGTTAATACCACGATTGATAATTTCAATATTAGTAACTCTTCCAGCATTTTCGCCATCAGTATCAATAGTAGCACGAGCAACAGCACCAAAACCATCACCTTGAATAGTTACTTCTGGTGCTGTGGTATATCCAGTACCTGCAGAAATGATAGCAATCGAGATAATTCTACCATTATTAACAATTGCCTGAGCGACAGCGCCAGTACCAGAACTCAGTGTGACACTGGGATTTGAAGTATACGAATCACCACCTGCAGTAACTGCAATTGATTGAATAGGACCACGAACTGAAGCAGTTGCAGTTGCTCCTGTTCCACCACCACCAACAACAGTGATACTTGGTTGAGATGTATATCCAGTACCACCATTATTGACTAAGATACTGGAAACAACACCTTTGGTAACAATAGCAGTTGCAGAAGCACCAGAACCGCCGCCACCAACAATTGAGATCAGAGGAGGAGAAGTATAACCACTACCACCAGCATCTACAGCAATCTCTGTAATAGATCCATTAACAGTTACAGATCCAGTTGCTCCAGATCCACCACCACCAGAGATAGTAATATTTGGAGGAGATGCAGCATCATAGTCAGAACCAGCATTAGTAATATTAATTGCTGTAACTGGACCAAATGTCTTCTTGACACTTGATTTATATGACCAAATGGATGTTCCATTGATCCAAGTTCCAATAGGACCTGGGACAATATTATCCTTAATAGAGATAGTAGAAGGATTTAAAGGAAATCTATTTAATTTACGTTGGTTGCCAGGTAAAAGAGCGGATCCTGGGAAAGGACCAATTTTATAATTAGGAATACCTGTAGAGGCAACATAGACGTAATTGTCGTCAAAGAAGGAATTCTGAATATTTGTGGTGTATGGTCCGATAGAATTCAATACAGCACTATTATCAGACTTACCTTTGTTAAGGTCAACAGATACAAGAATATTGCCTTGAGGTGCAATAGTTGCTGTTTGTGGAAGTTGATATTGGAATACAGTGGTACTATCTCTAGATGTTACTAAGAAAGTTCCGTTATAAATGATGGGATTAGCACCGTAAATTGTAACTTGATCTCCAACTAAAAGACCATGAGAGTTTGCACAAGTAACTGTGGCGAATCTATTATCAACGCCACCAAAAGTAATACTTTCAACAGTTAAAAGTTTTTTAACATTGTACAACCAGGTTTGCAATTCAGGTTTTTGTGAACTACCACCCAATTTAGATACAGAAAGTTTATCTCCAGTAAGATAATAAGATCCTGTATCAGTTAAGGTTGTTTGTTGAGCATCAATAATACCAACGATATTTAAAACTACTTCTTGTGGAGTTCCTTTGTTTACAAAGACTTGAAGGTTAGAAGTAATTTCTGTTGCTGAATCCCAATCTTCGACAGTTCCGTTTACAGAACGAGTACACTCAATAAACTGATTCAAAGACTTCTCTTTATACTGAATAAGTTCGGTGCCACCAATGATAAATTCACCGTTTCTTTCTGGCCAACCAATTGTAGAGTCTACAGTGATGATACTATTAGTTGTATCAAGTGGTTCTGCAAGTTTTGTTTTATAAGGAACTATGAAAGTTCCATCAATAGTTTCTTCAGATAAGACAAGTTCAAAAAGTTCAACATCAGAAGTTTTAATTGAAATATAGTTCTCAATCAAAGCACTCGCTGCTTTGATATTCGGATCTGCAATACTTTCTTCCTGAGTTAAGAGACCATCTTTAATATTTGTAGGATCACCGCTAACAAGAGTTGCTCTAAGAATAGTATCAATAGACCAAGTTGCTGCAGATGGTTTGGTAATTTGATCCTTTGGATATGAAACTGTTACCTCTTCACCATAAAGAAGTTTAAAGAGGTACGCAACGCTAAACGATGTTCCTTTTGTAGAGTAAAAATCTTTTACAGACTTAATTGCGTTTCTAACGTCAATTTTAGTGTAGTCAAGTTCAGGAACATCAGGAAGGAATTGTTCGGTGTACTTATCTAAAAGTCTCTTAACAAAAAGGGCATCAAGACATTTTACCTCAGCATTTTCACTTGCTACGGATGCTGTAGTGTTATTTGAAAATACGGCATTGCCGCTTTCAGTATATTCAACGATACCACTAACTGCTCTAGCACAACCCTCAAACTTTGCTTTACTATATCCTTTTCCACTTTTAGATACAGAAAATCCAGTAACTTCATTCAAACCAATTTCAACAGAAGATCTAGCTTCTGGAGGATTTTGAATAATTACTTGAGGGGGATTTGCAGAGGAATAACCAGATCCAAAATTGGAGATGTTAATATCTGTAATTCTACCATTAAAAACACTAGCAGTTGCTGTCGCTCCTGTTCCATTACCTTCATTATCAACAATATAAACGGAAGGAACGTCATCATAACCACTGCCGCCATCTAACAACTCGACGGATACAACTCTACCGTCAGCATCGACTAAGGTTTGTAAAACTTGAGCACCAGTAGGATCAACAATAGCAATCCTAGGAACAGTCTCAAAACCTTGTCCACCATTTACAATATTGATTGAAGTAACAACACCATCGGTAAGAACTGCCTGTAAATTTGCATTTACTGGATTAGTTCCCGTTGGTTCATCAACATAAACGGTTGGTACAGTTGTATATCCCTGACCACCATTTAGTACAGAAATAGTTCCTGTAATAGTTCCATTTGTAATGGTAGCTGCACCGAGTTTTGCCCCACCAGGTTGTTTAAAAGTAACTCTAGGAACAAATGTATATCCACTACCAGAATTTACAACTTCAAGACTAGAAACAGATCCATTTGTAACAACTGCCTTTAGTTGAGGCACTTGAGCATCTACATTCTGGGGAGATTCAACAACAACAGTTGGTGGATTAGTATTGCTATACCCCTTTCCACCGTCAAGAAGAATCGCACTCTTAATTCCATCAATAAGAGCTTTTGCAGAAGCACCAGAACCATCGGGATGCTGAACAGAAACTCTTGGAGGATATTTGTATTGATATCCAGATCCAGTTTCATTAATGCTGATAGATGTAAGTTCACCTGTATCATTAATTCGTGCATATCCAACTGCACCAGATCCAAAGGTGGGAATAGGTGCCTCAATAGAATATAAAGACAGAACTCTTCCGTTAAGTGGGACTTCAGTAAATATGAATAAGTCACCATCAATGTAAAAATCTACATTGGGAACAAGAAGTCTATTATCGTAGACTGCTAAAATATATTCGGGTGCAATGGGTTCATACTTAGTACCACCAGCAGTAAGTTTAAACTCGGTTTTATTTTCTCCGAAAGATCCAGAAATATTGTCAATGGATACAATGGTATTTTCAATAAAACCACTCAAGAAGGTGATGTATGTATTAACATTATCGTCTCCAGTATTTCTTGCCCTTGGAGCAGTTGTAAATACAATATCTGTACCATCAACAGTATAATCTGTATTAGGGATTAAAATTTCACCGTAAAGACTGACAATCAAATGCTGAGCCGAAGGAGCAGCAATTGGAGAAGATTGTGATGTAAGAGGGAAACGAATAGATGTTCCATCGAACAAGTCAATGATTTGAGCAAGTCCAGTCCACTTTAACTTTACTTGATCATACGAAATACCAGGACTCAGTGCAATATTAGGTGCATGAGAGGTATTTTCATAATAAATTACCTCATCACCAATTAAAATAGATCCGTTGGTATCTAAAAAACTATCAACACTTTCAACAACGATTTCATCACTTTCTGCAGTAATTGGTTCTACAACCCTTGTAGATCCACCTAAAATGTTAATATCTAGTTTGTCAATATCAAGATACTGTAAAAAGTTATTGACAATATTTTGTCCTAAACCAGTTTTTTCCTGAGACCTATAATAGTACTCAATAAACTTATTAAACAGAGGATATTCTGTCTTAAGGAACTCAGGAGACTGAGAAGCGATAGACTGGGAGACCTTATTAATATTCATCTAACTTTAGAAGCAACTAGAATCGTTGAGTGAACCAGGATTAGAAATCGTTGGGATATCAAGAACAACAGGTGTTACATTGAAATCCGTTGGCGTCAAACTATTTAGAGGGATTGTGGGAGGTACAACAGTGCCAACAGGAGCAACTGTAATTGTTGGTGTGATTATATTAATAATCGTTCCAGGAGTTGTTGCTGGAATAGTTGAATTGTTAGCAGGGATGAATTGAACTGGAATTTGCAGATCGGTTGGAAGAAGAGTGGTATCAATAATATCACCAATTCCTGTTGTATCATCAGTGATACTTACTGCACCTGCAGGAAGACCTACTCCTCCAGTGCTGATAATATTAACTGGTCCAAAACAAACTTGACCAGTATCATAATTTACAGTTCCTGCATCATCACTAGTATAAATTTTACGAATACCCGTATTGTAGAAAGTTCTCAATTTTCCATAACCATCATCTTCAAATTGCTGATCGACACCAGGTCTATCGGCAGTTCTAAAGGTTCCAGATAAAATTACAGGTTCTTTCTTACAGTCACCATCACCACCATCTCTACTAGGAGCACTATTGTATAGATTAGATCCTGTAGCAACACAATATGTGTTCGTTGAGTTTGTATTTGGTTTGACATACTTCAAAATAGTCGTTTGAAGTGAAGTATCAGTAATACAATTATTAGAGAGGGTAATTGCTTTCTCAAGTTGCTGTGCTCTAAAAGTAGAGTTGAAGTTATTGATCTTAGTTTGTATACCCCAATCAGTAATTGACTTACTGACATCAGTTTCAATTTCAGATGGATTTGATCCACAACCAGTGTCATACAATGCAAATACTTTTACATTGATGTAAATATCATCAGGGTCAACGACAACTGGATCAATAGATGCCATTGCATAAGGTCTCAAATCAGCAGCAATTTGATTTTTGGTAGCATCATTTAGATTTGAACCTGTTTTTGTTTTAATAACAATATATACTTTTCCGTAAACAGGTGGATTAAGAGAATCTCCACCATAAGCAACTACAGCATCTGCATTGCTATAAATGTTTTTAGTAATGATCGCATAATCTTGAGCAGTTACCGCTCTATATTGTGCAGAATAGTATCTCGGTGCATTATACTTGATAGATTCTACACTTTCTGCACCATCACCCTGCTGAGACTTTTGCTTCATGCTCAAAGCAACATTTGCAGATGCATATGCTCTACCAGCATTATCTTCAATCCTACCAATAAAAGCAAACGTTGAAACTTGATTACCATCACTACCAGATGTAACCAAATACTCGAGATCAATGACCTCACCATCTTTTACTGCTCTACCAACACTATCATCACCAAATCTAATCTCATACCGCATATCTTCAGTCTCAGACAGGAAGTATGAACGAGTTGTGGGTGTTACAGTAGCAACTGTCTCTGCACGACTATACAGGTCAAACTGAGTGGAGGATTCGTTTGGTCTTACTTTTACAACTAAAGTTGAAATGTCTGCATCTTCAGAAGGAACCTTATAAGTCTGTTTTCCAAATGTATTTACGATATAAGAAAACGTAACTAAACTACCCTCATAGATGGTCACAGCATCAAATTCTGCAATACCAGTAGTTTGATTTACGCTAACTGTGATATCACTTAAAGTATTCCAAATATAAGCACCACCTGATGCAACAGGTCCTTTTTTAAGTGTTACTGAAGTAGGATATGCACCATTAACTTGCTGGGTAGTCAATTCAAGTTTTACACAAGCCTTTGATGCTGTAATTGATCTGGGAACATAGTTGAGCAACTTTGCAAGATTTACAACGTTGTCCCGTATTGTAGCAGAAGGCAAAAATGCCTCATTCATTGCCATGTTAGCGTTGAATGAGGTGTAATAAGTGTTATATGCTAACAAGTCAATCAAATATGACAGGGATGACCCATCAAAATCATAATCACTAAACTCCGTTCGAGTCCTTAAGTATGACTTGATTGAAGATTTAATATCTTCAAAATCTAACGCTGTTAGGTTATTTGGTTGCATTACTCTGGTCTCTGTAAAACAAATTCTATTGTCTCAACAATAGGTAAACCAACTATCTGATATTCAATAGTTACATTTAGTTTGTTGCCCTCAAAAATCGGAGTAACATCTACGTTTGTAAGTTTTACTCTTGGTTCATATTGATTGATCGTCAGTGTAATTTCTTCCATAATGGTATCCGCAGTAAATGCGTCCAATGGTTCAAACAGTAGTTGAGAAACTGATGAACCGACCAATGGTTGAAATGGTTTTTCTCCAGGAGCAGTCAAAATTAAATTTTTGATTGCTTGTTTAATGGAGTTATCATTATTTACGACAGAGAGATCATCTGTAAAAGGATTCTTGTCAAAATTGACCGAGAAATCTTTAAAACTTCTCGATCTTTTTAAATTAGAACCACCTATCTTTTTTAAAGCCATCTCCCTGTAAGGACTTTATACAAATGTATTTATCGTCCTTGACCACGATAACGCTTTTTTGCGTTGTTACGACTAGTAGAAGCATACTTTGTATGCTGTCCAGCACCTTGACGAGTCTTTTTCGGAGTTGACTCGATCATATTGGTGCCCGTAAGCGATTTTTTCATTTTTGCCATAATTAACCTTGAATAAGTCCAATATAAACGTTAGGGCTGCATCCAGTCACCACAGAGGTGCATGGAAATGCTGGTGAAAAATCCCCAAAAGGATCTCCAAATCTACCTGCACGACGACCATTAATAAAAACCGTCTTGACGGTAGCGAACAGTTTACGAGAGTGCCCTACAGGGGGTTCTCTCCCTGCCAAAGTACCAATTGTACACCACCATGCATTATTGGGGATTACGCCTGGAGGACATCCTTTTGGAATGCCAGTGTAACTCACAGTATGCATAGTTGGTGTTGGATGTGGAATTAATATATCCTGATCCAGGATAGGACCAATTGCATTAATTCGGACAGTTCGTACTAACTCAGTAACAGAACGTTGAGGTGTAGGTGGCCACAGTGTGGTCGCATTCATCAACATAACAGTTTTTGGAACAACCTTAACATCGGTGTTTGCAGGAAACGTACACTTTGGTTGTATGCCTCCACCCAATCCAGGGTGGTGACTGGACCCAGATCCTGTTCCGTGTCCACTACAAGTGCCCATGTATAGTGCTGCTGCTGCCATTTTTACTCTGCGAAAGGATTGCCGTATGCTTTATGCGCTCGTACAACTGTTCTAGCATCTCTACCAAGATCATGCCAGATAGTCATTATACCACTTGCTGACCATGCTTGGCAACCAGGACCCTGAATAACTGTACCCATTGTATATACTTGATTTACTTGAACGGTATTTCCGTTGTCATCAGTTGAACTTTCAGTGGTATCTTGTTGCTTTGTTGGTTGATTGCATACAAAATGTGATGTTCCAATATTGACAGGTGTACAACCTAAAGTTACATCAATTCTTGTGACTTTAGATGGATCTGGTCGATATTGTTTCATAAGGTATTTAGTACCCGTTGAGGATGTTGGCAAGTTAGTAAAACTACCAACAGCAGTTGAAACTTTAGTTTCTTGAAAAGAAGTATACTCGGGAATCCTCTCCTGAGTAATATCATCAATGTTCTGAAGGAAAGTATCTTGACTTCTCTTCTTATCCTGCCTAATAACTTTTTTATATTCTGACGGAATAGGAGTTTGTTTCAAATAACTCAAATCGTAGTCTGGTTTTAACTTCTTCAGAGGTTCTGTAGCAGCAGAACTAAATTTGCCCTGGTTGCGTTGGTGAATTCTATCTCTGTCAGAATCCATCTTGACATCCATAGGAGCCTTCTTTTGTGCATTTTTTCGTTCTTTAGGAACTTGCTCATAAGTATCTTCAATTGCTTGCAAATCCTGTGGAGAAGCACTCAGACCGCCCTCTGGAAGGTCTTTTAAGATGTCTTGGAACTCACCTACCAAGTCATCCCTGTATCCATCATTCTTTACAGTCTCAACCTCTTCCTCATAGAGGTTCTTAATCTGCAATTGTGGTCTAACTTCCGAACTATATCCCTTTCCCGCCTTTACAATTTTCACAGAAGTCAGTGTTCCACCAGTAAAAGTGCCTTTTATCTTTGCTGGGACATTATTTCCGCCTTTGTCAGAGACAGCTTCAATATCTGCAGCACCATCTTTCGTAACTATCTCAAATTTTAGTTCCTTTTGAGTGGTTGTTAGAATAAATTCGGGTTCTCCGTCGTCTGTGGACTTATTTTGTAGTCCAGTTTCATTATCAGCGGGGTTGGTGACCCCTAAAATCGGTTCTCCTTCCAATTTATCCAAATTAACTCCACCATTGGTGATTTCTTCTACCTGAATCCGTGCAGAACCACCAGCAATAGTGATAATATCACCAACTGTGTAACCACTACCAGCACTATGCACCTTTACTGAGGCAATACCGTCTACTTCAGTCTGTGTATTTGCGTCACTATCAAAAATAAGGACATTATCAACCTCAATATCGACTGTTAGTCCGCTTCCAGTACCACCAGAAGTCGCAATATTATCATCTTCATCGTATCCAGCTAACTCATTTCCTTGATTTAGTTCAGCAAGACTCCTATTATTGAAACTATAGACGCCAGAATCAATGTTTATATCTGAAATTCCGCCATTTTCGTCCACAGTAATGAATGCAACAGGTGCAGATACGGTATTAAAGACATCTGGCGCATTTTCATTGACATCTCCCGTAGTAAATTGCAGAGATTTATCCAAAAATTCGTACAAACCGACTAATATTGCACGATCTACGATGCCATAACCCGCTTTTGCGGTAATAATATGGTTTCTACTAGAGGTATACTGCGTGTCTTTGACGAAATCATTACCATTTCCGTCAAGATACACTACATGATACGGAAATTCACCAATTTCAGTGTGGAAAGTGCGGGTAATTTTGTGTCCATTAATAGTATCACCTATTCTCATGATGTCTTGAGGGTCACCGCCAGACAAAACCGACACAGGACCAACAGCAGTGATCTTTAAATTGAGTGTTAGATTGACTAACGTATTGTTATTTAAACGAACTGGTGTTGTTAAAGCAAATGTTTGACCCACAGTATACCCTGTACCAGGATTCAAGACCTCTGCTAGAGTCCATTTAGTGCCAAGCATCACTACATTTGCACCAGAATCGTCAAACAGTGCTTCGATTCTAAACTTGACTCTTAAATCTACTGCACTTACACCATCATTAAGTTCAAAGACTTCAAAATCAGTAAATCCTGCATCATCAGTCGACCATGGATTTTGACTTGATGTGTAATCAATACCAGTTTCTGTTGTTGCATCCCAAGCATCAGCATAGGTTACACCATCAAAACTAACCTCAAAGTCCAAAACGCCATTGGGCAGTTGACTTGAGAATTGATCATAACTGAATGCAATCTTACTTGACTCAGTATCAATAGCGAATAGTGTTGGATGTGGGCAATCTGCATCACCTGTTAGATCTTCACCAACAGTATAACTTAACGTGGTTTTAGCAGGACTACAAGTAAAGTTTGTACAAGGAATACATCTTACTCCATCATCAGTGGCAGATGAACTACTACCTGGAGTATAACCAGGATCTCCAGGAACACCACCACTGCCAGGTGTCGTAGTAGTAGTGGTTCCTCGGCGCGTCTCCAAATAGTATGCTGCTTGTCCAACATGTCCTGCTTCATCTGATGTATCCCAGATATAGGAAAACCAGGTATCAGAATATTGAAAGTCAAATGATAACTCATCAGGAGTGTAATCTAATGCAATTACAGCTTCATTGAAGTTATCTCTACCAAAATTTTGTCTACAAGGATCAAGTCTAGACACCATGCCGCAAATAGCAGGCGGCGCTCCTAATCCAGTGTCATACTCGACTTCAAAGTATGGATGCATAACAGCGTCAGCTTCCCTGTCTGGAAGGTTATATCTTCCATCAGAACGAATTGTTGCCTGTGGATACTCCTCGTATTCGATTGATACGCCGCCCGCTCCAGAAACGCCAAAGAGAGCAGGAACAGATTTACTACAATGGTTCTCAGCACACTCTTCAGTGAAACTGTTAATCTTACACCCCATCTTCTAACTCCCTTAACCTCCTATAGATCTCATCATAGTTTTGTTTCAAGTTCAGATAGTCCTCATACCCCTCTGGTTTGTAATAAGTCTTGTCTGGCGTGGGTAACTCGGACACATACTTTTCAACGTCTTGTAGGCGCTTCCCGAGTCTTCTCAGACACTCATTAATGTTCGTTAGTGACTCTCCAATTTGATTGATTGGTACTTCAACTAATTCTTCACTCATCTTCTGCTTTCTTTAGAATAAATGCGTTGTCTTCAATTTCATAATCGAGTTCTGTCCCAATATCCCATCCCAGTTCTTCACATGCTTCATAAGGAATTGTGAGAATTAAATCACCGAAATCATCTTCTTCTAATCTGGTTGTGAATCTATGGGACATACTTCTATAGGCGGTTTCTGACTTGTGGATTGTCTGTGGGATTATCTTCTTTCCACTCAACCCATAGTGTATATAGATCTTCTAATACTTGAGAAGCATAAGATGATGCATAATAGTCAGCACAGGCATACATCCGAGGATCTAGAAAGGACTCTCTGATAATTAATTGCTCCAATGCCCATACCCTTGTGTCCTGTCTCTCTATGCGCGTCTTAGAGTCCATTTTTTACCTCAGAAAATTTTTTTAAACCTGTGGAAAACTTTTACAAAATAATATATCAATCGCTCTGGGGAACCTTTGTAGGTTAGGGTAGTGGCTGTTTTTTATATTTAAGGGGGCCAATTTAACTGCCCCGATAACATTTAACAACTGTCCGCTAAGTGTTACATAGTGCCTCCGATTACTCTCTCATTATACCTTACTCTCCACATAGTTGTCAACACATTCCCAACACCATCCGATGGACTTGATGTAATCAAAGGGCGAAGATCTCGGAGTGTTTGGGTATGCATCTCCCAGGTCATTCCGAACCCCATCGATATACCTTTCCAGATCATAAATGCTGTTGAAAGTTCCTCTGAGGGACTGCGAATCATCGTAGATTAAGTAGTGCATAAGTCTTGAAAATACTAGGAGGGTTTCTGAACCTCTACAAGGTTATTGTACCATAGTTTGTGATACTTGTCAAGTGCCCCTGTATGACACTGAGAGGCGAATGATTAGCAATGGTGATGATAGGGTCTCCGAGGTATTCTGAG